TCCAACCGAAGCAGATCAACTGCCAGTTTACCCGCCGTAACTACGAGAACATTCAGAGCAAGGCTCAGGTGCTCGTGGCGATGCTTCAGAATAACAAGATTCATCCGCTTCAGGCATATCAGCACTGCGGAATGTTCTCCGACCCTGAGAAAGCTTACGCGATGGGTATGGAGTGGTATGCGGAAGAGATGAAGAAGTGGGATATCGGCGGTGTAGAGGAGGAAGAAGATGTATCGGAAAGTGGATCGCTTCCTTCGGGTATTGAAAACTCGTATACGCCGGGAATTCAATCGACTTTCAATTCTGGGACTCGATGAACTGAACGTGCTTCGCGTACAGAGCGAAGTGACGGAGATGTTCGAGAGGTTCAAGGAATACAACGAAGAGCGGTACGAAGAGCTGGCAGAGTATGCCATCGAGAAGGCAGAGAAGGATCTCAGGAAAATCGATATTCCTATCATATTGGTAGGATTAACGATTTCTGAAGCGGAGAGAACCAGCAGAGCGAGAGAGATAGTCAGGCGGGTTCTCAGGGCGTACAACCCCGTAACGCAGTATCTGTATCACAGCGAAGCAGACCGAAAACGTGCTCGGCTCATCGAAGCCATCCTCACTGCTGTGGCAGCGGAGGATGTCGGTCTGCTGAATCACATTGAGAGGCGTAATGCCTCGCTTTGGTACTCGCAGTCGAGCGAGTACGCCATCAGTGTCACGGACGAAGCGTACAGAGACACGCTGAAAGAAGCCGGTGTCCGAAAGGTACAGTGGATTGCCGAGCAGGACAGCAAGACATGTCAGGAGTGCCGAGACCGACACCTGAAGGTCTATGACATTGATCATGTTCCACCAAAACCGCACTACAACTGTAGGTGCGTTTTACGGCCTTATGCCGGGTCAGGGAAGACCTAAATCGCGAACGTGAGAAAACACGGAAATAAACGGAAACAAGTGCAGAGGGAACTGCCTAAAAAACGCGAGGAGGTACATACATGAATCTCAAGGATTTACTCGGAAACGCTTATAAGGAAGGCATGACAGCCGATGAGCTTTTCGCTCTCGACATCACCGTGCCTGAAAGCGGAGAGACACAGAAACTCAGAAATGCGCTGACCAGGGCGAACTCTGAGGCTGCGGATTACAAGCGCAGACTTGAAGAGCGCATGACCGCAGAAGAGAAGGAGAAGGAAGCACAGGCGAAACTCCAACAGGATTACCAGTCGCTTCTGAAACAGATTCAGGTTTCGGAGAACAAAGCCTCATTGATCTCCATCGGCTACGATGAGGAGCTTGCATCCTCGACTGCGGAGGCGATGGCGAACGGTGAAACGAAAACGGTAATCGAGAATCAGAAGAAATTCCGAGAGATGGTTGAGAAGCAGGTACGTGCCGCCGGTCTGAAAGAGACCCCGAAGCCCACAGGAGACGGTGAGCATACGCCGATGACGAGAGAGAGTCTGAAGAAGATGTCCTCGTATGAGCGCATGCAGTATGCCGTTGCACATCCTGATGAGTACAAAGCTGCGTATCAGAATGACCGCAGCTAAAACCCAGTAATGGAGGAGAAAAAGCATGGCTGCAATTAACACCTACTATCCGAATTTCGTACTCGAAAACGAAATCGAGGATCAGTACAATTCCCTTCTTGATCTTCAGCGTTTCTGCACCGTGGACAATACCCTTGAGGGTACTCCCGGCATGATCAAGAAAATCAACGTATATTCCGCGACCAACGGCACTGAAGATGTCGCGATCGGCGTAGGAAACACCCAGACCATCACCGTGACCTACGCTCAGGAAAGTTACACCATTAAGACGGCTCAGAACCGCTTCGAGTACCTTGACGAGGAAATCATGGCCGACCCGATGGTTCTGACTACCGGCCTTCGTCACATGGCTGTCGACATGTTCAACCATGTCAACGGCGACATCTTCACTGAGTTCAATAAAGCCGCGAAGGTTCTTCCTGTTGCCACGATCGGCTTCGATGCGTTCGCTGACGCTGTCGCTGCGCTGAACGTGGAAAATGTTGAAGGTATCGAGGCGTTCGCCTTTGTTAACCCCGCAAACATGGCTGCTGTCCGTAAGGCTCTGAAGGATTCTCTTCAGTATGTCGAGAAATTCGCCCGTCAGGGTTATGTCGGTACTGTTGCAGGAGTAAATCTGTATCAGAAGAAAGATGCTGTGAGCGGAACTATTGTCCTTGCTACCCGCGAGGCAGTTACCCTCTTCAACAAGCTTGGTGTTCAGGTCGAGCAGCCCTCTCGTGATGCCGCTGACGCGAACATCCGCAAGAACACCGTCTTCTCCCGCAAGTACTACCTTGCGGCTCTGACCAACGAGCAGTACGCTGTCAAGATTCTGATCGGTGCTACCGCTACCCTTTCCAGTGACACCACCGCCAGCTCGTCCAAGACTTACTACGCGGCTGCCGATGTCGGTTACATCCGTGTTACCCCGGCTGCGGGCGATAACCCGGCGACCAAGGGTTGGTACGAAATCGCGTAATTGAAAGGAGGTAAGCACCGTGACGGACAGTGAACTTATCAGCTATGTAAGGGCGTATCTTCCGAGTAACAGCGTGGATAGGGATACTGACGCTACGGTGCTTGTTTTCCTCGATATCGCTGCGAAGAAGATCATTGCGAGGGCATATCCGTACGACAACACAGTCACGGCTGTGCCCCCGCAGTATGAGACGCTACAGGCTGAGATCGCTGCGTATCTGATGAACAAGCGCGGTGCGGAGGGCGAAACCTCCCACACCGAGAATGGCATCACGAGACAGTACCAAAGTGCTGATGTTCCATCATCCATGATGAACATCATCGTTCCGTTTTGTTCGGTCCCGAAGGAGAGTGATTCGTAATGGTCACGATGGAGATCAACAAACAGAAGATATACTACGCCACCTACAGCGGGATGTCCGAAGAGCGAGACTCTGACGGATATCTTGACGGAGATCCGAGACTCACCTACTCAAAGCCGAAAGAGCTGTGGGCGAACGTGTATTGGCCTCGTACCGATTTGGAGCAGGAGCTGTACGGTCAGAACCTCACGTACGAGCGCGGTATCTGTGTAGACGGATACGCTCCTGAGATGGACGAGTATACGATCTTCTGGATTGATCGCATTCCTGTCCTGAATGCGGATGGCTCTACCGATACCCCGCATGATTATGTCGTAAACCGTGTCATGCGCTCTCTGAATGTTACGAATATCTATTTATTCAGACAGGATGTGAAGCAATGACACGCAGACGGCAGATCACGATTGATTTAAGCGTTAAATCGATTGACAGGGCGATTGCCAGAATCAGAGCCGAGGAAGAATGGCTCAAGAACGGCATGAACCGATTGCTCGTGCGATTCGGAGATGAACTCCGAAACCGAATCGATGCCAACCTAAGCATGACCGCGATTCAGGTTTCATCTTCGAAAATCGTTCGCGGCGAGAAAATCCCGTATTACGAATATCGTTCTCCTGAGTATTCGGTGAGCACGATGCTCGTGAGCAATTCGATTAACGTGATCATCAGCGGTCAGGACGCTATATGGGTGGAGTTCGGTACTGGTGTTGCGACAAACACGCCGGTCGGGACATCGCCCAACCCTTGGGGAGCAATGCTCGGTTTCACCATCGGCAGCTACGGCAAGGGAAACGGCGCGAAGAATGCGTGGGGTTATTACAATGCTGACGGAACGGTCAACATCACCTTCGGTACGAACGCCCAAATGCCAATCTATAACGCTTGCAAGGATGTCGTTGCGATGTATCCAGCCTTAGTGAGAGAGGTGTTCGGATCATGATTGACATTGAAAACGAGGTATTCACGAACGTATACGATGCCGTCATCGCCGAATACCCCGATGCACTGGTGAAAGGGGTTTATACTCCGACACCGACACAGTTTCCATTCGTTTCGGTCATCCAAACGGAGAACGAAACGTTTGTGGAGACATATGATTCCAGTGGTGAACACGATGTAACTGTCGATTTTCAAGTCGATGTGTACAGTCGGAAGGCAAATGGCAAGAAAGCCGAGTGCAAAGCGGTGACAGCCATCGTGAACGATGTGATGCTTACGATGGGATTCGCGAGGACATATTCGGGAACAGTCCTGAATCTCGCGGACACCGACACATACCGAATCACAAGCCGTTTCCGCTGCATCACGGACGGCAAGAATATCTACAGGAGGTATTAACCTATGGCTACGAGTTCCTACAAGACCTTCCTCATGCACAAGGCATCCGGCGGTACTGATTACTCCAAGCTTGTTGATATTAAGGACTATCCCGACATCTACGGCGAACCCGAACTGCTTGAAACCACGACTCTGTCCGATGCTCGTGTAACGAACATCTTCGGTATTCAGCAGTCCGACAGCTTCACCTTCACGCTG